TAAGTCTTTAGTTGAATGGCAGATAGTGCAGAAAGGTTGCAATGCTCGCATTGTCCGAGACAATTTATGCCAGGCACTATCGTATCCGCGATCTGCACGCTTCGGACGCTGCCGCCCCATCACCCTCTTGCAATTGTCACATCTTGATGCTCTGACAATAACACCACAACCATTGCAAGGTCTAGGCAATACCATCAGTCTTGACCAAATACTCAATTGCCATTGATAACTTTGTGGTGTCGTCACCATAGTACCCCAGCCCCACATTGCATCGTGTGCATAAGAGTCCACGAATCTTGTGAGTCTGATGATTGTGATCAACAACTAATCCGCGCTCAGCTTCTGATGTATGTATTCCACATATAGCACAACTGTTGTTTTGTGCTACAAGAAACGCATCGTACTGTTCATCTGTGATGTTTGTAATCATGCGATGTTTGTTGCGACACTCTTTGCAAATGTCATAGTGACCATTGGGTGTTCGCTTATCTTTATGAAATGAATCAAGAGGTAAATCTATTTTGCATCTTCGACACTTTGCAGTTGTGTCAGTCATCGTCCTCATCTTCATCATCATCTTCAGAATTATCCAATCCAAGTGCAGCAAGGCGATCTTCAGTAGGTAGTGAAAGGTATGACTGAAGGGTTGCTTGAACTGCTCGACTCAGTAGAGATTCAATAGCATCAAATGAAAGCGACTGATCTGTTGTCAACTCAGTTGCCACATCACCGATGTTTATGATTATCTTCAGCATTGTAGTGTTCCGAACGCTGATGCAGGGATAGCAAAACCTGATAGCGAAAGCGTAGCATAATTGATTGCCAACTTTGTCAAATCATTCATATTTGCACCACTTTCAAAATGTCTCCGAAGTTGTAAAGGCTTCCACGCTTTTCAATGTCATGGCGTTTCACAATCCGATAAATCTCTCTCTGACTTATCTTGAGCCATAAACTAATCGCCTCAACATCAAGAAAGAACTTTCGGTTGGGATTGCTCATCGCCAACTTCACCAATCGAGCTACTGTCCAAGATTGCTTACATCCGAAGCAAGAGACTTCATCAGATAAGTTCTCAACATCTATGACAACAAATCGTTTGCAATCATCTGTCGGACAAGGAATGCGCCGGGCTTGTTCAGAGAACTTCTTTGCTGCTGCTCTGCCTTTGGCGTGTAAGCCATAGACATCTGATGCGAATTCTACTGCCCAGGGTTGAAACAAACTGTAGTCAAGGTGTGCCAGGTGGAACGAGCAGGTGGCATCCACCTCTGCCTCAATGGTTGGTTGTTTGTCCAGGTAAGCAGGTGGTGTTAGCCCACGCCCGATCCGAATCGGCACTTCCCACCCATGCAGGATGTGGAGTAGGTCAGTTGCCATTGAGAAGTCCAAAGCATTGACATTGATGCCGATTGAACGCTCTGCACTAACAGAGCCTGATCCTGTCCTTGCAGGGGCAAGATGCTCACTTGACTCATGTTGCAGGGCAGGCAGTTCAACAAGACACGCCTTGACTTTTAGCTCACATACAACGCAAGCGCCCTCTTTCTTCGTGGCTCGATGGCAGATGTTGCAATTCATTTGATCTCCTTCTTGTAGCCACAATTAGTGCAATGGACAACCCACAATCTTGAAAGCGGCGCTCTGACTCGCCATAGATAGTTTCTGCAAAACAGATGTCGGAAGCGTCTCATCAGAAAGGAACTCCTTCATACTCTTGAATTGGTTTCGGCTTTCCCCAATAGGCAGGTGCCATGTCAGGTGTTTCAAACAGGTGCATGGTTGAACACAGGTGTGTGGATAGGGTGATGGCGTTGGGGTTGGTTCCCATTGCAATCCGGCTTGAAGTTCTCCTGACTGCCTCAAAGGAAACAACAGTCTTGTGACATTCATAGGTTCTTGCACCCTGCAAAATCTTGACGATCTCTTCGGCAACATTGAGTCGGGCCGTATCAAGTTTCGTGTCAAAGCCTGATGATGATAAACCGCGCCAAATAAGTTTTCCACAGGCTCGGCAGTTTATTGCTTCAAAGTTAAAATTCATAAGTATCCGCGCCCAAGCGTGCCGCCGAACCGCGCCCCACGCCCCTCTAAAGAGGGGGCGTGTCGGCGCGGTTGTCGGCAGTATGCCGAGAAATTGGCGGATTGGTTCGGCGCGGTTCGGCGCGGTTGCATTCTCAAGAGTTATCCACAGGCAAAGTCTCAAGAGTTCGGACATCATTGACCACAAAAAGTTTCTTGTGCTTGAACAATTTCTTCTGTCCTTCCTCTTTCATAATCAAATGACCACTCATGACAAGGGATGTCAGAGCAGTTGAAATCTCGGTGTTGCCAATCTTATGACCCTCTTTGCGAATCTTTTCTCTGATCTCATTCAATCCCATCTCATAGCCATGCGCTTCCATGAACTGCGATACCAACTCAAGTCGAGAGTCGGCAGATGCAACTGCAACTGTTCCACCTGAGATTGAGACCGAGATTGATCCATCCTTGCCGTTTCTGATATTGGCAACGCCAAGTGTCTTTGCATCAGGGCAGATGGCACGGACATAGCCAGGGCGATCCTTTGTTACCTTCAAATCTAAGGCTCCATCAATGCCTCTGCCAAATGGCAAGGACACATCACAGGCAATTGAGACCCCATCAATATCTGCTCGTTTAGCTTGAGCGCCGATTGCATAGTTGCCCCGGTTGTCTTTGCTTTTAGTCACATGGTCAATTGTCAGAATCCCTGCGCCAAATATCTTCAGCGGCTTCAACACCTTCTGTGAAAAGGTCGTGGCATCCTTGTTCTTTTCCAAGTCAAGTCCGAGCAGGTTCATCGCAGCGTTGACACCATCAACAACAATCAAGGTTGGCAAATACTTACCAATTTCTGTTTTCATGATCTCACCGATGCCATCACCCAGAGGTTCATCAGGGTTGGCATACTTGAATGACTTCAACTTCTCCATGTCGCATTTGAGGGTCTGAAGGCGGTTGAAGATGCCTCGTGCAGAGTCTTCAAAGTCAATATAGAAAACACAGTTGCCTTTATGTAACTCCTGTCTGACGGCTTCAAGTGCCACCCAGGTCTTGCCTGATTCAGATTCACCAAAGAGTGCGTTGACCTTGCCTGCATACAAGAGGTGATTGCCGTCCTCACGGCGAAGCATTGAAGGTGGTGCTTCCTCATCAAAGTCCTCATTCCAAATTTCTCGTGGAATCCAAGAACTTGTGGCAACTTCTTCATTCTCATCATGTAACTGCACCATTGAAGGTGCGTGAACATCTAACCCTGCCCAATCGGTTTTTAGCTCTGTTGATGCTCCGTAACCCTTCTCACGCAGGGTTTTGGCAGCCATCTTGAAATCACCATTGTGTTCAATCTGCGCGTAAGCGGCAAACTTTGAATATGAGGATTCAGCGTTGAAGATGGTGCTTGTTGAAAATACAAACAGTTTGTCATTGCCTGAAAAGTTAGTTGTGGCCGATAAGCCCTCGGTCTTGCCGGGTCTGCGCCAGGCGGTGGCATCTGCCTTTGAATAAACCTTTGTCCAACCTAGAGGTTCAAGAATTGATTCCCAGGTAACTTTGGCGTTGTAATCATCACCTGCCGATAAGAATGAGTCATCGCGTTTGACCACTTCTGCCTGAATTGATTCAACTCTAGGCATCTGATCAAACATCGCAATAAGAGCATGAAGAGCATTCCTTTGCTCCATTGTGATTGTTGGAATGGTTTCAATCGAACCGCCAATAAGTGTCCAATTGCCACCTGATGGGTGAGTTGAACCCCCTGAAGGTGCGGTGATGGTGAAACCACCGGTGCCTCGTGTCTCGGCAAGCACATCAATGCCGCCGTTTTCACCTGGTTTGCGAGCCAACTTTGTATTGCCAGGAACCTCGCCATCTGAGATTTTGTAGAGCCAATGAAGTCCACCTGAAGGTGTCATTTCGACATATCCTGAGTTCAGCATTTCCCATACTTCTTTGAGACCTGAATTGTTGGCGATCTCTGTGATCTCAAGATGTATCTTTTGGGCTACGGCTCTTCCTTCCAACTCAAGCATCTCAAGATTGCCCGACACGGCGCCGGTGACAACGCCAATGCCATCAACGCCATTCTTGAACCACATGAGCAGTTCATCAGTATTCGGCAATTCCTCTTGGAATCGTTGCCAGGCAAAGGCAGGTCGCTTGGAGCCGTCATTGGCAACCGGAACAACAGAGATACCTTGAGCTAAAAAGCGCAGGGCGATTGGCAATAAGTTGCTCATCACATATCCCCCTGGCAGATTTCGCACAATTCCCAATTTCCAAAAGCAACCAATGTTGTTGCATCAACTTCATTTTCACACCGCGAACACGATGCCATTTCTATTTCATCAGTCATTGTTGCCCCCTGTAAAAAACCCTTTTTCATCTAAGTATGAAACCACCGCTTTTGCCATTGTTGCAGGTGAGACAGGCAATGAGTATTCATACCCTTCCCACAATGCGCGAGCTATTAAACCTTGAAGTTCTTCTTTCATAAGGGCAACTCTGTAGCTTTATCTGCCAAAGCAGAGTCAATGCGTGCTTGTGCAATTGCCACATACTCAGCCGACTGATCAATTCCAATGAACTCAAAACCTTCATAGGCGCACGCCTTGCCAGTTGAACCTGAACCCATAAATGGGTCAAGCACAATGCCGTTGGGCGGTGTCACTAGGCGAATGAGGTATTGCATCAATGATGTTGGTTTGACAGTTGGGTGGTGATTTAGCTTTGCATTGTTGGTGCGATTGCGTGGATTATCGCCACCGACCCCGCCATCTTTGCGCCCATCGTGATCACGCTTTGCCTCAAACCCATCAAGGCCCTCATTCCTGTCACGCTTGCTTGCCTTTGCGCAGTAAAAGAATCGGGCGGCGCTGCCACTGTCACCAAGTCCTGCTTGACTTGCAAACTTTGCGCCAGTTTCAGTCTCGCCAACATTAAATCGAAAATCACTTAAGCGCTGAACGCCAACCTTTCCCTTCACATCAGGAAACAACGCCACAACCTCATCACTGCCATCGTGAATGAAGTTGGCGGGGAAGCGGCCAATCGTTCCAGTATCTGTAATTGGCTCTTGACCTTGAACTGAACCATCCCAGCCGCCTGCATAAATGTTGTCACTTTGGTCAGGGGTTGTAACACCTTTCCAATTACCAGTTCCCTTGTCACCCTCGACCCTTGTACCATCAATGTTTAACCCGCCAACGCCAAAGGTCAGCACATTATTTGCAACGGTGCTAATCAGGGGCTTGCGAGCAAGCACCATTGGTTCGTGCGCGGGTTTGAGTGCAGTTCCCCATCCTTGCCATTGCTTTGCTTCAGGTGTTGTGGGGTCTAAGTTAGTTAAAAAATCACCATCGGCAGATTCGGTGTAATCGGCAGGTCTGTTATCGTGAAATTCATTAGCGGAATAAAGACCATTGGCATCGCGCCTTTTTGTTTTCTCCCCGTTCAATTTTTTGAATTGAGTTTTATTAGAATTGCCAGTTGTTAAAGTTGCTTCTATGGCTTTTGCAATGTTCATTGACTTGGGAAACCCTG